GTATGGGTAATTAGAGAAATGAAAGATGCAAATGGCACACCATATCCTTGTGCAGAACTCCGTGACCCTTACAACTGTTTTCCTGGATATTACGGTGCAGACCAACAACCAAAAGAAATGGCTATTGTACGAAGAGTTCCAAAAACTGCTTTGTCAAAAGCATATCCAAAATCTGCTGACAAAATAAACAGTAAAGACTTTTATCAAGCAAATACATTAGGTATTGGTAATGCTTATGCTTCTGCATACACAGATAGTTACAACGGAAGTTGGGCAAACTCAAATGGTGAGGGTGACCTAATTGCAGAATATTACAATGAAGAAGGTACGTATATATATCATATGACCTCTGGAACTATTCTTGATTTTATACCTAATCCATTAGATAGCGGTCCATCTTTTGTAGTTGCAAAGAAATTTGCTTTTGATAGATTACAAGGTCAGTATGACCAAATCATAGGACTAATGGCTTCTATGGCAAAAATAAATGTTATGTCAATAATAGCTATGGAAGATGCAGTCTTTACAGAAACAAACATATCAGGTGAGATAGAATCAGGACAGTATCGTAAAGGTAGATTTGCTGTAAACTATCTTGCTCCTGGTACACAAGTATCTAAACCAGCATCAAATGTACCTTATCAAATATTTCAACAAATAGACAGAATAGAAAGACAACTACGTGTAGGTGGTTCTTATCCTGTAACTGATGATTCACAAAGTCCACTTAGCTTTGCAACAGGTAGAGGATTAGAAGAACTAGGTGCTTCTATGTCATTGATGATTAGAGAATATCATACAGTAATGTCTGATGCTATAGAAATGATAGATGCAAAAAGACTTGAGTGGGATGAAAAAATGTATGGTGGTCAATCAAAAGATTTATCAGGATATTATGACAATCAGTTTTATTCAGAAAAATACAATCCTACAAGTGACATTATGGGCTCGTATAAAACTAGAAGAGTTTATGGTGCTATGGCTGGTTATGATGAACCACAAAAAATTGTTACAGGTTTACAGCTATTACAAGCAGGTATTATTGATAAACAAACTCTACAAGAAAACTTAGATGGATTAGATAATTTAGTACGAGTAAACGATAGAATTACAAAAGAAAAAGCAGACAGTGTATTGTTTGATACACTATTGGCTCAAGCACAACAAGGTGACCCTAAAGCAACAATGGCTGTTGTGCAGATAAGAAAAAATCCAGATGATATGCAAAATATCTTGGATAAGTTCTTTACTGCAGAGGAACCTGAAATACCAGTGGCTGAACAAGAATTGCTTGGAGGAGGTTCCCTACCACCACAGGGTCCTCCACCAGGCATACAACAATTACTACAAGGACTAGGAGGATAATGTCAATAAATAAACAATTTGCTGATATAGTATTTAACTCACTAGAAGATGTAGATGAGTTAGGTGACGATATATTACTAGAAGAGGGACTATCAGAACCTAGAATATTTACAGACCAAATGCCTCCTTTAGCTTTCCCTTTTGGCTATATGATTATAAGTTCAACATTTATGTTTTATGATGAGGATGAAGATGGCAACAAGGAGTAACGCAAACAAAGGTGTTACAGGTAGAAACAGTAATGTACCACCACCAGCTAGAAACACACAAGATAATACACAAGCTATACGTAGAATACCTGGTATGCCTTATGGTGAACAACAAGAATTAACACAACAACAACAAGCTGCACCCTTACCAAAAGATACCACTCCACAACAAACACCTAGAAGACCATTTACACCTGTTAATGTTTTTGGTCAAACACAATTACCAGACGAACCTATTACAGATGGAGCTGCATTAGGTCCAGGCAGAGCAGGTGCAACATTAACAGAAGCTCAAAGAGGAGATTTATTTATGAGAGCTTTAGCTGAAGGTTTTCCTACTTCTGATACATTAAGTTTGTATGAGGAGGGTTTAGAGCAATTTGAACTTGGTATGGAATAATGGTATATCAGTACACCTATGGTGATAGATATAAGAATCTACAAGATAAAAAACAATTAGAACAAGCTCAAATACAAACATACACATCTAGTTATTTATCACCTGAATTAGCAAAAAAAACAATAGCAATAAAACAATATAATCCTTATTTATCTCCAGGTGTTGTTGCGTCACTTGCTATGACTGATGCTTCTCCAGATGATGTATCAAAAGCATCTTTAGAACAAACAAAAATAAATGCACAAAATGATAAACAATATACAGGCGTTCCAAACTCTTTATCACACTTGACACAACAAGCATTACTTGGTAAAGCATTTGGAATGATTGGTGAAGGAATCAAAGGTGGTATGGATAAAGTACAATCAGGTTTAAATAGAACTCTTCGTTTTATATTTCAAACTTGGGAAATGGGTATAGAAGAACTTTATTCAAGAAGAGCAAGAGCAAATGTAATGCTTACTGGCGAATTAGAAGGAGTTTTACAACAGCAAGGTTTATCTGATTTAGAATCACAAAGAATAGGTAGTTTGTATAACATTATTGGTTTAGTAACTCCTACACAAGCAGATAGAAATGCTTTGACTAATGCTTTAGGTAAATTAATTGCTAGAAAAGAATTTTCTATACCAGATACTTTTAATGAACAAAAACAATTAAGACTTAGAAAAGAAGCAGGTGGTAGTGGATTAGAACAAGTTTTAAGACTTATATCAGAAGAAGCTGGATTAAATCCAGACAAATTTATTAAAAACATACCAGACGCATATAAAAAACTAGGTCCTTCTGGTCTTATTGAAAGTTACGATAGATTAACTGGTACACAAATTATTCCTCAAGGTATTGCAGAAGAACAAGCAAAACAATTAAAAGAAGCAAATTTATATCGTGGTAGAACTATTACTCAAGGTAGATATATTTCTGATTCTGTTTTCGGAATTGAAAATCCTACCGTAGATTTTTGGGTATCTGGACTTATAGATGCAGCAGCTTTGTTTGCTGTAGACCCTGCAAATTTAGTTGGTGTAGGAAGAAAAAGTTTAAGAGTTGCTAATAGAACATTAAATGAAATAAAAAAATTACAAAAAGCAGGAAAATTAGATGATGCAAGACAATTAGCTAGAGATATTATAAAAAGAGATACAAGTGAAGATGTATTAAAAATAATACTAAATGATAAAAGTCCTGATAAATTTGTTAAATTAGTTCAAGCAAATAAAGACCCTATATTTTCTTTAAAACTTTTAGAAGCAGAAAACATAGATGATATGTTAAAAATAACTGAAGATTCTATTTTAAATGGAACAAATTGGAATGGTCCTAGTTTTAACGGTACAAAAATTATACCTGATTGGATTAACAATGCAGGTTACAAAGCTCTGCGAGATAAACAATCAAAAGCAAAAGGTACAGAACCTTTAACAACGCTAGGTAAATATTTGCCTGAACAAGAAGTAAACCTAGAAAACATTACAGAAACTATTGATACATTAATTAATTATGGTGCTTTAGCAAAAGCTGATGCTTCAGTAGTAAATAATGTTGCTATAAATTTAACAAAAGCACTACAAGATAGAAGATTTTATGTGGCACAAAAAATATTATTAAAAGATTTTTATGGACATTTAATAAAAAAATATTCTAAAAATAAAGGCACATATCAAGGTTATTTACAATGGGCAGACGAAACAATAAAAACATTTAGAAAACAAAATGTTGCTTACACTGCTGGAGATGGTGCTGCTACAAGAGCTGTAAAAAGAAAAGGCATAGGTGCAGGTAAAGAAAGATTATTTGATGTTCCTTTTCCATATCAAGTTATGGAAAATACTTTTTACTTTACGCCTTTTAGAGATGTAAAAAGAGTTGTAAATACTTTAGACCAAGTTGGTTCAAGAGCATTAAGTAAACTTGGTAGATACACTGATGATACTTTTGGCGAAGGAACTGCTCTAGGAGATTTTTTTAAATCATTAAGTATTAAAGTAAGTGATTTAGATTTACCTTTACCTAAAACATTTACTGCAGGTTCAGATGCTTTGTGGAAAGGACAAATGATTTGGAGTTCAGCTATGTTGCCTACACGACTTGCTTATCCAACAAGACTATCATTAGAGGGTTATATAAGAGCATATTTGTATGGATTTGATACACCTCTTAATGCACCATTTGCATATTTAGGTAGTTTATTTTTTGATAAAACAGATGTATTAGGTAATACATATAAAAAAGGTGGATGGTCAAAAAGACAATTAGAGGATAGTTTACAAAAAGCAGTTGGTAATAGAAGAGTAAAAGATGTTGGCTCAAGAGGTCAAAGATATGTTTATCAGGAAAATTTTAATTCTGTTTTTTATGGTGATGAAATATTTGAAAATAGTGATTTGATGAATAGAGCTGTTGAATCTTTAAGAATACAGTATGCTGCTATTTATTCAAATGAAATATCACAACTTGTAGCTGACTACACAGTAAACAATAAACCTCTGCGTGAACTTGCAGAGAGATTTTATAGTGGCGATAAAAAACAATTATGGGACGATTTTACATCTACTTTAATTGCAGACGAAGTACCAGAAACTTTAGATGATGCTTTGCTTGAAATAAAAGCATTGCAAGAACAACTTATTACATTAACAGGTGGTAACACAGAATTTTTAGAAAGTTTTGCTACAAGAATATATCGTAATGTAGATTTAAACTCATTAGCAAGAAGAACTACAGAAAATTCTAAAATCATCACAAATGGTATTGAAGAAATGCTTAGAACATCTGGCACCAAAAGACCTGTAGATATTCCTTCACCAGTAGAATTAATAAATTCAAAAAGTTACAAAGATTATTTAAAAACTATGGATAGAAATGGGTTTAAATTTTGGGATGCAATGTGGCATTTTTCATCTGCTTTTGAAGCTAATTTAATTAGAATACCTTTTTTTAAACAACTTGTTAATAGAAGTCTTGCTGATGATTTAATTATTGCTGATGAAAAAGCATTAAAAACATTGTTTAATAGATTTAATAAATTACCTAGAAAACTAAAAAATGAATTAATTTCTTTACATCCTGAAATATCAAAAGGTTATGAAAATTTTGCAGCTCTAACAGCAAAAAATAATTTACCAAAAATAAGTTTAGAGGCTATGGATGCTAGAGCAAAACAATACGCATTAAACGAAAGCACTAGGATTTTTTATAATTTAAGTTTAAAGGGACAAACAGCAGATGCTTTAAGATTTGTATTTCCATTTTTTGAAGCATTTAAAGAAGTTATGTTTTCTTTAGGTAAAGGTTTTGTACAAAAACCAGATGCTTTGTTAAAAGCTACTCACGGTATAAAAGCAGGTGAGCAAAATGGAATAATTTATGATGACCCTTTGTCTGGTGATAAGTATGTTGCTGTTCCTTTACCAGATTTTGTAGCTAGAAAATGGTTAGGTGCTGGTGCAGAAAAATTGAATGTAAGTGTTACCGTGCCTTTAAGTGGTTTTAATTTAGTTGGAGCAACTTTATTGCCAGGCGTAGGTCCAGTAGCAGCAGTAGCTATAGGAGCTTTTAGTGGACAACTTAAAAAATTATTAGGTAGAGATACATATAAACTTATTGTTCCTTATGGAACTCCAATAGAAGATTTAGAAGAACTTGCTCCTGATGGTATTCCAACAATTTTAGGCAATATTTATACACCAACATATTTAAAATCTTTTATATCTGCAGCTCAAGTTGGTATATCAGGAGAGTTAGATTCTTTACTACAAGATGATGCTGTTGCAAGTAGAGCTTTAGATTCTGTAAAAATAGTATCATTAAATGAACCTCAACCTTTACAAACAGAAAAAGATTTTGAAGAATTTGATAAAAAAGTATTAAACAATGTGGCTGCAAGACTTTCATTTGAAGGTTTTGCAAAGTTAATATCTCCATCTCCACCAAGATTGTTATATCAAACGGAGTTTGATGTTGATGCAAAAAACGTACCTCAAAATTTAAAAAAATTTACAGAGGCAGTTTTAGGAGATATGGATTTAGGCAAGGTAACAACTAAAGACGCTAAAAGTTATGTAAGCATTGGTGTTCTTGCTTTATTTTATTCAGAGCTTAGGCAACAAATGACAGACGAATACGGAGCAGAAGATGGTGAATTTTTAGCTTGGCTTACTTTTACAAGAATGACAGGTATTGAAAGCATTACAGATTTAGAGGGTAAATTAAAAGCTACAGACCAAGTAAACACTGCTGCTATTCTTAAACAAGGTAAGTATGATTCATTGGATGGGAAACTGCCAAGAACTGTTGCCGAAAGAGATTTTAAAGATAACAACCCAGAAGTAGTTGATAAATATGAAGAAACATATTTATATCTAATGGATGATATACACATTAAAGGTGAGCTAGATAGCACTTTATTTTTTGAACAACTTAATGAAGATAGCATAAAAGCAATAGACCCAGCAATGATGGTAATAGAATCACAAGAATTTTTATATAACCTTTGTTACGATAATGCAACTAAATATTACAAAGGTGACTATTCAGATAATGCTAACAACGCAAGAAGAGAAGCTGCAAATTATTGTGATGACGCATTTCCTTTAGGTAATGGTGATACAGATATTAATCTTAAAAAGCTATTAGATAGAGATGTTGAGGAAAAAAGAAGATGGGTTTCAGATTGGAATACTAAAATGGACGAATTAGAAGAAATGTCCAAAGATAAATCTTTACAAAATTATCCTGTATATCCAGCTTTGAACAGTTACTTTGCAGCAAGAGATTTTGTTTTATTTAGTTTAGCTCAAGAAAGTGACACATTAACATATCCGCAAAATAAGGAAACACTTGAGGATTCATTAAGAAACCCAAGGTCAGAATCTGCACAATATTACAGAGAACAACTTAGAGAAGTTGCAAACAGACTTCTTTCGCAATATCCAGAATTTTATTCTGTATATGATGAAGTGCTTAGTTTTGAGATAAAATATAATAAGACATACAATTTAGGAGATTAAATGACGGATGAAATAGTAGATTTAGATGTAGCAAAAGAGTATCAAGAATTTTTAAATGCTTTGTTTCAAGAGTACGGTATAGAAGGTGACACTGTAGAAGAAAAACTTCTTAATTTTCAATCAGAAACAGGTATGTCAGCATCAGCTTTTTACGCAGCACAACAATCAAGAAAAGAAAGAAAAGAATCTGCTTATACACCATTAGGTATGCCAAGAGAAATAGTTATAAATGCAGGTACTCCTAGTGAAGAAGTTGTAAATACATATGATTATTTAGTAAATAATACTAATTTTGTTCCTTATATAAAAGGTGATGCAAATGATGTTTTAGATTCTTTACGCAATGATTCATCTTTAAAAGCATTTCAACAAAAACTTTTTGATGCAGGGTATTTAAAATCAGGTTCTTTTGTTTCTGGATTTATTGGAGAATCAACAAAACAAGCTCTAAATAATTTGTTTGCTGATGCTAATAACGCAGGACAAGAATACGATAAATATTTAAACAAAATATTGTTAAACCCTCAATATGATACATCTTTATATCCAACAGAACCTGAATTAGATTATGACGAATTAGGTAACACAGTTATAAACACTGTAAAAAAACAAATAGGAAGAGAACCAAGTGGTGAAGAGTTTGAGATATTGCTAGGTATATTAGCTAGTTATCAAACACAAGAATACAAAGAAACACTTGAGGCTTTAGGTCCTCAATATAAAAGAAAAGATATAATGTTTGAAGGAAAGATGATACCTTTTGGTCAAGATGTAGAAAGAGTTACGACAACAACTACTCCAAGTAATTCAGTTGCTAAGTTTGAATCAAAGGTTAGAGAATTATTTAAACCTGAAATGGACTTAAATCAAAGAAGGGAGCAAACACAAAATGTTGCCAATATTATTAAGTCTAGCGTTGCTGGGCTTAGGAGTATCGGAGGGTAGTATGGAAGTTTCTCAAAGTGCTATAAAAATTTTAAAAGAGTTAGAAAAACTAAGATTAGAAGCATACAGAGATGGTTCGTCTATCTCCATAGGTTATGGTCACAGTAATTCATCAGGTGGTGAACAATTTAAAATGGGTGACACTATAACGGAAGAAAAAGCAGAAGAGTTGCTTGTAAAAGATTTAGAAGAGATACAAAGAATAGTAAATCAAAGATTAGAAAATTATGATATATCATTTAATCAAAATCAATTTGATGTTATGGTTATTGGCACTTACAACAGACCAGGCAAACTATCAAGCAAAAAATTTTATGAGGCATTGTTATTAGATAATCCAGAAGAAATAGCAAAGGTCTGGAATACATCTATTACAGATAAAGATAGAGAAAATTTTCCTGGTCTTGTAGATAGGTTAAATGTTGAATTATCTGCATTAGAACCAGACAGAGGAATACCAGTCCCTGAAGAAGGTTTTGACCCTAGTCCTGTACCATCAACAACTACAACAACCACTATGCCTGAAGATAATGATACAATGGATATTGAATCAAGGAGTGCAGGTATAACAAATATGTATGGTCGTCCACCACAGGATGTAAAAACAAAAATGCCTATGTCTGAAAGAAAACAAAAAATAAATAACGTATTTACTAAATTATTTTCAAGTATGGTAGGTAGCGAGTAATGGCACAAATAGTAGTTTATGGACCTAACGGAGCAAGAACCACAGCTAATAATGTATTAACAGAATTAGACAAAGCAAGAGGTTTTACAAAATCAGAGTATGAAAGATTACTAGATGGAGAAATACCAGGTAGAGAGGGTTACAAAGATGCAGATAAAAACTATCAATCTCCAGAACTTTTAACTCCAGATTATCCAGGAGATTATGGTGGTGAAGACGCATCAACTCCTATGGAAGAAAGAGAAAGTGTTGTAGGTGTAGGTAATACTAATTATGACCCTAAAGATTACACAACAGTAGATGAAAGTGGTGATGTTGTTATTACACAAGATGGTGTTCCTGTAGAAAACTTGCAAACAATACCACAAGGTGGAGAGATTGTTAAATCAGGAGATATGTACTTTGTTTTATATCCAATACCAGGTTCTAATGTACAAATAAATTATAGTGCTACAGAACAAGACATAAGAGGTTTACTTCCTTTAACGTTTGATAATCAAACTTTTAGGGAAGTAAAT